ATATACGATGAGACCTGAAGTTAGAGAAAAACTTTTGGAAACAGCAAATATCTTCATCGACTTTTTAGGTGTTGACGTAATAATTACTGATATTATTATGATCGGTTCATTAGTTAATTATAATTGGTCAAAATTTTCTGATATTGATTTACACATTGTTGTTAATTTTAATCAGTTTCCTGAAAACAGTAGAGATCTATACCTTGAATTTTTTGATTTGAAAAAAGTAATTTTTAATCAAAGACACAATATTAAAATGTTTGGGTATGATGTTGAATGTTTTGTTCAAAAAGAAGATGAGACGACATTCAGTAGTGGTATTTATTCTATTCTTTATGATATGTGGATGAATGAACCTAAAAAACTAAATAAAGAAACTATTGATAAAAAACTAATAAAGGAAAAGGCCAAACAATGGATGAGAATTATAGATGGTGTTGTTGATAACATCGAAGATGAAGATCCTGAAGAGATTAAAAGTATTGTAAAAAAATACAAAGAAAAATTAAAAAACTTCAGAAACTGTGGTTTAGAAAAAGGTGGTGAAATGTCGATAGAAAATTTGGTATTCAAATTACTAAGAAGAAACGGTTATATTGAAAAATTGTATGAATTCCCGACCGAAATTATCGATAAAAAACTATCGATGAAACAATAAAATTTATTGATTCGTTATAAATGTATTTATCGATATATTTATTAAGAAAAAATAATTAAAAAAATATAAATTAATATGTCATCATTAAAACCTATTGGTAGTGAAAAATTGGAGGGTATGGACAAAATCAGAAGAATCATGCAAATTGCAAGATACAATGAAAACATCCCACAAACCGTAAATGAGAGTTCAAAATCAGAATATAAAATTGAACTTGCAGACGGAAAGTCTTATGAAATCGTAAGAGAAAGACAAGGATACATCATTAAAGAATCTTTAAATGAATCTACTGATTACATTGATCCTATTCAAAATAGAAAATATTTTTCTTCTTATTCACAAGCCTTGAAAAAGTTGAATTTAATGGCTCAAGAGTTTAATTCTCTTTTTGAAAATGAAGAAGGTACCTCACTTTTAGGTGAGCAAAAAAAAAAGTTCATACTAAAGACTAAAAAAAACAAGTCTGAGGTAAAACCTAGCGAACCTACACCTTCACCGGCAGTCGATTCGGCTCCTATTCCATCTCCTGCGCCCGTAACACCTCCACCCGCAGATACTGCAACAATACCTACCGACGCTCCTGAACCTTTACCATCTCCAGAGGGGGAAATGGGAGGAGAAATGGGTGGAATGACTTCTGATGATATGCCAATGCCAGTAGATTCTGAAATGGGAGGGGAAATGCCAACACCAGTAGATTCTGAAATGGGAGGGGAAATGCCAACACCTGAAGAAGAAATGGGTGGAGAAATGCCACCAGCAGAGGGAGAAATGGGTATAGAAGATGATATGGGTGACGAGGATAACAAATCCAAAGGACCTTCTGAATTTAAAAGAATTCAAATTTTAGTCGGTAAGTTAGCTCAAAAAATTAGAACCTATGAAGAAAGTGAGGATTTAAGTGCGAAAGACGTAAAATACATTATTAATTCAATATTGTCTGCGATAGATGTCGATGTTTTAGATGAGGACGACATTGAACAAATTATTTCAAAATTAGAAGGTGAAGAGGAAGATGAAAATGGTGATACCAAATCAAACTCTGAAGATGAAATGGGTTCTGAAGATGAAATGGGTTCAGATGAAGAAATGGGTTCAGATGAAGAAATGAAAGAAATGTATTCAACTTATGGTGATGCATTTCAAGATAAGTTAGGTAGTACATATACAAAACTTATGAGTGATGATCTTTTCGAAGATGATGAATATGGTGTTGATGATACAGATATGGAATTTAGAAAATACGAAAAGATGGATTTTGAAGATTCTCACGGGTTAGAAGATTATTTTGATTTTGACGACATTGAGGATGACATGCCGTTAAGAAGAAAATTAAAATCAAGACCAAGTAATTCTCATTATCACTTGAAACATGGAACATTTGGTGAATCTAAGGTAGAAAAATTGTTGTCCAAATATTTTGTTGTTAATGAAAACGAACTTAAGCATAAATACAAAAAAATAAGTGAAAATAATTTTCAATTAGAGGCAACAATTCAATTTTTGGAGAAAAACCCAAAATCAACTTTTATGGGTAAAACTTCCAATGGTAATTTGATTTTTAAAAACGGATTAAAAGAAAACAAAATAACCAAATCAGGTGTAATTTTATGAATTATCTAATATACATAAATGGTTTAGGTCCTAACTATAAAGGTGATAATATTTATGAATTTATATTTTCGGATAGTTTGGAAGTTTTTGGTGAAAATTGGGAATCAAAACCCGCAAATGGATATCCAGGACCACCTGATATGGAATACATAAGAAAAGTAGGTACTTTAATAAATGAAGAAGTTGCATTTGATTTAGTACAAAACTCTGATGTTTTTTCAATTATTGACTCAATGGATGGTGTTTTGGCTTTAGGATGGGAAAAGGAAAACGATGAGAAGGATTTTTCTTTAATTAAAAGATTAGTTTTTCATTTTGGAGAAACTGAAGAAAGTGTTAAAAATAAATTATACGAAAGAGACATCGTATTACAATCTGAAAAAGAATTTGTTTATGAAAACTAAAGAAAACATAAAAATTTTATTACAAAACGGACTATCATCTGAATTTATTGTTAATCTAAATGAAAACCAAATAAAATCTTTGGTGGAAAGGTTCGGTAAAAATAAAAAAGAAGAAAACAAAGAAGCGGTTACAAAAACCATGACAACAACAACATATAGTAAGCAGGAAGTAGATGCTATGAAACCAAAAGGTGGTCTTACAGTTAACGGAAAAGTTTCTCCAAATCCTGATGGATCTGTCACAGTAACAAAAGGTGAGCAGACTGAAGGTGATACTGAGGCAATGATGAAATATGATGCAGGTTTAGATCCAGACCAAGAAATCCCGACTGAAAGTGAAATCAAAGAAAAGTTTGAATCTCAGGCTCAAAGAAATTTCTTTTGGGCAAAATGTAATACAAGTAAAGGAGTTAAGAAGAAAAAATGGTGTGAATTGGCACGAGAGTTTGAGGACTCAACAAGCGAAAAACAGAGTGAAAATATGCCAGAAAAAAAACATCCCGAAAAAACTGTAAAATACAAGAAAAAAGAAACTAATGAAAATTTACAAAAATTCATAGAAAATACTATAGTAGAAATGCTAGAAAAAGAGGTGGATGCAAGAATGTCAAAAAAAGATTTATTAGAGGCAATTAAAAAAACAAAAAAAAAGAATGATTCATTTGTTATTCGTAAACCTAAAAAAGTTACTATGTTTTCTGATGAGGCCCCTATGGAATTACCAATCGGTCAATTGTTTTCTATAGGAAAATCTAAAAAATAAAAAAACTATATGGCTCTGTCCAAAGAACAAGTAATGATCGAATATGTGAAGTGTATGAACGACACTCCATATGCTCTTAGAACTTACTTACAAACATACGACAACACGGTTTCAAAATACGATCCGTTAGAATTATTTCCCGATCAGGTTTCACTTTTACAAGACTATGAAGATCACGAAGAAAACATCGCTTTGAAGTACCGTCAAGCAGGTGTATCTACCGTAACCGCAGCGTGGGTATCAAAACGATTAGTTTTCGCAAAAAAAACTCAACCTGAAAAAATTCTAATAATTGCCAACAAACTTGATACATCAATGGAGATGGCAAATAAAATTAGAGCCTTTGTTGATCAATGGCCTAATTGGGTTGGTGCGGGATTTGCTGCTGAAAAAAACTCACAAAGACATTACAAACTAAATAACGGATCTGAAGTCAAGGCGGTTGCAACATCAAAAGATGCCCTTCGTGGATTTACCCCCACGATACTTGTATTTGATGAGGCGGCGTTTATCGAGGCCGATAGTGATTTCTGGGCTGCTTGTATGGCATCCCTATCTACGGGTGGTAAGGTAATCGTTGTATCTACACCAAACGGATATGACCAAATTTATTATGAAATATACGATCAGTCATTAAAAGGGATGAATAACTTTAAAATCTCTGAAATGTATTGGTACAGAGACCCAAGATATGCAAAAGACCTTTATCTTGTACCAACTGACGATCTTATTCATTATTTACTTAATATTGATGATTTTGATACCTCAAAGAATATTTCTTTTGCACATGTTGATCCATATGAAAGGGATTATCAAGAACTACAACACTTTTTTAATCAAGGATACAAACCATGCTCCACTTGGTATGAAAAAATGGTTAAAAAACTTAAATATGATAAAAGAAAAATTAACCAAGAGTTAAATTGTGAGTTTTTAGGTTCAGGTGATAATGTTTTTGATAATAAACAACTTGAAGAAATTAAAAATAATTCTTTACAAGATCCCCCATCTAAATTAATGGGTAATTCTCTTTGGATTTGGAAAGAACCTATTGAAGGTCATAAATACATTATGGGTGTCGATGTATCCCGTGGTGATAGTGAAGACTTTTCATCAATTCAGATTATAGATTTTGATGAAAGAGAACAGGTATTGGAATATGTTGGGAAAATACCTCCTGATACATTGGCAGAAATTGCTTATAAGTGGGGTATGATGTATAGTTCATTTGTTGTTGTCGATATCACGGGTGGTATGGGAATAACCACAGTTAGAAAGATGCAAGAACTTGGTTATAAAAATATGTATATTGATGGTGTTGATACAACAAATATATGGTCGTATAACCCAAAGGCCGCTGACAAGATACCAGGAATTAATTTTAATAATAAAAGGGTTCAAATAATTGCGGCATTCGAAGAAGCCGTAAGACATAAGTTTAAAATTAAAAGTGTTAGATTATATAACGAAATGAACACTTTCGTTTATATAAATGGAAGACCCGATCACCAAAAAGGACAACATGACGATTTAATTATGGGTATATCCATGGCGATATATGTTGGGGAATCATCATTTTCAAAATTAGAAAAAGCCACAGAACACACAAAAGTTATGATCGAATCTTGGTCAATGGTATCAAATGAAAACGTTGGAAAACAAATGTATTTTGATCCGACAATACCAAATACAAATGTCGTTAACGACAGATATAGAGCAAATAGTGGTCCAAGCAAAGATGATTATATGAAATATTCTTGGTTATTTGGAACTAAAAGATAATTATATGTATGGGTTTAGATTTCAGAAAACGTAGTGGTAGGATTGCCAATGGGTCTTTACTAATTGTACCAGGTCAAACGATTAATGGTGTAAAAGTATATCAAACAACATTTTCTCAAAAAAAATCACAAAACGATAAACCTATGGGTCCTGAAATCCCATTACCAACACCTACACCAACTAATACATCTACACCATTACCAACTCCAACATCTACACCAATACCATCAGTAACTCCCGAACCAACTCCAACATCTACACCAATACCTACAAATACGCCAACAACAACACCGACTCAAACACCAACCCCAACCCCAACATCGACAGTAGAATCATTATTAAATGCAATAATAACCAATTCTTATGAATATATTATTGTAGGATCAAATGAGTACTTGGAGTACTAATATTTAAATGACATTTAAATCAAACTATTTAGATATTTATATCTGTATTTAATTTTTTATACATGGAAAATAATAATCAAAATCTAACGGTATGGCAAAGGTTAACGCAAACATTTGGTCCAAACTCAACATTGGGTATGGGTCAACCAACCTATAAGTTAGACAAACAAGAACTTTTAAAAACTCAAGATAAGTCTCAATTCGAAAAAGAGAAACTCCAACAACAACAATCGTTATATCTTAGTAATCAGTGGGGTAAAATAGAAAATAATTTATATACTCAGGCGGTATATTATGAACCAACACGAATAGCTGCGTTCTACGATTACGAATCAATGGAATATACACCAGAAATTTCAACCGCTTTAGATATCTACGCTGAAGAATCTACAACACCAAATCAAGATGGTTATGTCTTACAAGTTTATTCTGAATCAAAAAGAATCAAATCTATATTAGTCGATTTATTTATTAATAAATTAGATATAAACACCAATTTACCGATGTGGATTAGAAACATGTGTAAATATGGTGACAATTTTGTTTATTTAAAATTAAGTGACGAAAGGGGTGTTATCGGATGTTTGCAATTACCAAATATTGAAATTGAAAGACTTGAAAGGGGTATGGAAACCAGAACTTATTCTGCGGTTCCAAACATCAAACAAAAATCATTAAAATTTACTTGGAAAGAAAAAAATACCGAGTTTAACACATGGGAAATTGCTCACTTTAGATTATTGGGTGACGATAGAAAACTTCCTTATGGAACTTCAATGTTAGAAAAAGCTCGTAGGATTTGGAAACAATTGGTATTGGCAGAGGATGCGATGTTGATATATAGAACTTCACGGGCACCTGAAAGAAGAATATTTAAAGTTTATGTTGGTAACATGGACGATAAAGATGTTGAAGCTTATGTACAAAGGGTCGCCAATAAATTTAAAAGAGATCAGGTTGTAGATAATAAAACAGGAAATGTTGATTTAAGATTTAACCAAATGGCGGTAGATCAAGATTACTTTGTTCCAATTAGAGATCAATCAGCACCTGAACCAATTACAACACTTCCTGGTGGTACAAACTTATCAGAAATTGCAGATATCGAGTATATTCAAAAGAAACTTGTAACAGCACTTAGAATTCCTAAGGCTTATTTAGGGTTTGAAGAAGTTGTTGGAGATGGAAAAAATTTATCATTATTGGATATTAGATTTGCAAGAACAATCAATAAAATACAAAAATCGGTAATTGCAGAATTAAATAAGATTGCAATTATACATTTGTTTTTGATGGGATTTGAAGATGAGTTAGAAAATTTTACTCTTCAATTAACAAACCCCTCCAAACAAGCAGATCTATTAATGATTGATGTATGGAAAGAAAAAGTTTTGTTATATAAGGATTTAGTGGCTGAAATTCCAAAGTCAATTCAAGCAACCTCAGCAACTTGGGCTAAAAAACATATTTTTGGATTTTCTGATGAGGAAATTAAACTTGACGTTCAACAAATAAGAATGGAAAGAGCCGTTTCTGCTGAGTTGGATAATACCGCAACTATTATTACCCATACAGGATTATTTGATCAAGTAGATAAATTGTATGGTACCGTCACAGGATCAACTGAAGCTCCTCCATCAGGAGAAGAAGGAGGAATGGGGTCATCACCGATGGCCGGAGGAGGGGGATCTGCACCTCCACCACCTCCAGAGCCAGCAGGTGGTTCAGAACCACCAATACCTGAAGGTGTTGTCCATAAAAATTTGAAGATACTTACAGAATCAAAGGATGAAGACGAGTATTGGGATTTTAACAAAAGTTCTCAATCTTTTGGTGATTTAGATGAAAGATTATCTAAACTTCTTGGTGACTAATATTTATAGATATGAGTAAATTAGAAAAATTACCAGAAAAAAATTTTAAATTCATTCTAAAACGAATGTATGACGATATTGATCGATTTGGTCGAAATGGAGATTTAATTTCGCATGCTAATCAAAAAATAATAAAAGATATTTTTGATGATATTGGTATATCAATCGATCAAGATGATTTAGGATTTATTTTGGCATTATACAAGTTAAACCCTAATTTTGCAGCTGAAAAAATAAAAATTCCCGAACTTCACACATATGAAGTAATAACTAAAAGATATGCTAACGTTAGTATTAGAGAATATTGGAAAAATGAAGTTAATAGTTATTTTGAAGACGAAGATGATGTTAATGATTTTATTTCTTGGTTTGGTGATGATTGGTGGGA